TGATCACAACCTAGTGAAAGGGATCGCTGAGTGGATGGGGAAACCTCATCTGCCGCTCGACAGTGACGGTGTGCGGGAACCCCCAGCGGAATGGGTGATCGTCGACCCATCCGCGATCTCACTCCAACAGGAAATGATTGAGCAACGGTTCGGCAGGTTGCGTAACGCTGACAACTCGGTCCTCCCCGGCATTCAAACCCTCGCCACCCTGTTGTCGACAGACCGACTCAAGGTGTCCGACCGGTGCCGGGGGTTCATCGAAGAGGCACCCGGCTATTCATGGGACCCGGACCAGGCTGCGAAGGGTAAGGACGCGGTGATCAAGGTTGCGGATCACTCGTTGGACGGCGGCCGGTACGCGGTGCAGACCACACATCACACGTGGCGCAGCCTGATCAGGGTTGCTTAGGAGGGTTGACGGAATGACTTTGTACTGGTCCGGCGATGGCATCGAACTGCACCTCGGGGATTGCAGGGAGATTGATGCGTGGCTCGAGGCTGATGTGCTGGTCACCGACCCGCCGTACGGGGTTAGCTGGACGGTTCCGACATACAACGGCGGGCGCAAGCACGACGGAATTAAGAACGACGGGAGCCTTGACGCGCGAGATGATGTCCTCCGATCCTGGGGAGACGTCAAGCCCGCGTTAGTGTTCGGCAGCCCGATCGCGCCGTTCCCAATCGACACGAAGCAGATCCTCGTCTGGGCAAAGCCTGTCGACTCCGGGATCTTCGGAACTGTCGGCGGCTACCGGCGCGATTGGGAAGCGATCTACATGCTCGGCAAGTGGCCAGCCGGTCCGGCGCGGCGGTCCGGAATCATTCGCACATCGGTTGGAACTAACTTCTACCTAACAGGCGAGCATCCGCACGCCAAGCCGGTCGCGCTGCTAGAGGCGTTGATTGAGGCCGCACCGAAGGGCGTGGTTGCAGATCCGTTCGTCGGGTCGGGCACGACGCTGGTAGCTGCAAAGCGTGCTGGCCGCAAAGCGATCGGTGTGGAGCTCGAAGAGAAGTACTGCGAGATCGCGGCGCGCCGGTTAGATCAAGGCGTGCTCAACTTCGGATAGAGGGGAAACAACAAATGGGCTACTACATGCGGCAGTCGGTCTACGACAGCAGAGGTTTCGAGGTCGGTTACGTGACCGCGCCGGTACCCGTTGGTCGTGTCCGGTTGGTCAGTACCAGTAGCGGCGTCCGCCGATTTCACGGGTCGGCGCGACCAATGCGACCAGCAGTAGGACCACACCGACGACAGCGATCACAATCCCGATCGTGACCAGGATCGGGATGACCAGGAAATAGCCGAGCAGGATCAACACGACACCTAGGATCAGCATTCACCGATCGTAACGACCAGCGCGCTTTACCCTCTGTGTATGCCGATCCCCGCACCTGATACCAACTGGCCGCCCGCACCGTTGGTTGACTTGCTGCCACGGTTCCAGCAGTGGTCGGCGTGGTACTCCGGAGAGATCGACCAACTAACCAGCGCGTACGGTTCCGACGCTGTGTCAGCGGTGATAAACCGGCCCATCCAATACGCCGGTGGGTTGCGGGGTTGGGTTGGTCGGATCATCTGGGGTAACCCCGTCGCGGAAGGCCAACAGGACGACCGGCTACACGTCCCGCTTGCTGCTGATTTGTGTGCGGCGGCCGGTGAGCTGTGCTACTCGGACCCACCCCAGATCACCGCTGACAGTGTCGCAGCGCAAACCAGGGTGCAGGAGTACATCGCAGCTGGTTTGTTCGCGTCGGCGGCGACAGGGTTGGAGATCGGGCAAGCGTTGGGCGGGCACTACAAGCAGGCGGTGATCCCGGCCGGCGGTGAACGGGCGATCCTCGAAACCATTGCGTATGACGGGGCGTGGCCGACGTTCAGCAGGGGCCGACTAGTCGAGGTCACGTTCTGGTGGGAGTTGCCATCGGTGAACAGTGAAGTGTGGCGACATTTTGAGTCACACGACGTCGGCCTAGACGGGGTTGGGGTGATCCGGCACGCCTTGTTCAAGGGCACGAGGACGAAGGTGGGGCAGCGGGAGGCGTTGACAGCGCGGCCGGAGACGATGCCGCTGACCTATCCGAACGTGCTCGGCGCCGGCGACATCTATTCGACCGGAACCCCGGGTTTGGATGTGGTGCACACCCCGGCGCGGAACCCGCAACGGTTGTGGCGAACCCACCCGTTGGGGATGCACCTCGGCCGGTCCGTCCTGCAAGGGCAAGAGCCGGTGCTGTCGCAGCTCGACAACGTTTACACGTCGTGGATGCGGGACGTTGACCTCGCCCGGTCGAGGCTGGTCGTCGCTGACTGGCTCCTGGACCAAAGGGTCGGGCCGACCGGGCTCACCCAAGGGATGGGTAAGTCGTTCGATCTGGACCGGAAGCTGATCACCCCGTTGGCGATCCCGCAGGCGATCGGGCAGGACGGCGGTATGGACCCGATCAAAATGGTTCAGTTCGCTATCCGCGTTCAGGAGCATCGGGACACGTGCCAGGAGTTGACGGAGATCGTGCTCCGGGCTGCGTCGTTCAGTGCGCAGACGTTCGGTGAGGATGAGAACGGGAACGCGCAAACCGCGACGGGGGTGTTGTCCAAGGACAGTCGGTCGATGCGCACGAGGCGGGCGATCCTCGGGCCGGAAGCGGACGGGCTTAAGTACATCGTTGAGAAGATGCTCGCGATGGATCAGGCGGCCGGGCTCGGCCCGGTCGCGGGCACCGTGACTGTGACGTTCCCCGAAGGCGCAGAAGAATCACCTTTGCAGTTGGCGCAAACGTTGCAGGCGGTGAGGGGTGCGCAAGCCGCCAGTAACGAAACGATTGTGCGGATGTTCCACCCCGATTGGACCGACGAGCAGGTCGGCGCCGAACTCAAGAAGATGCAAGCCGACCTAAGCGCGTCGATGACGTTCGACGCGGGCACAGCAACCAGCTTCCCACCGGACAGCGGACCGAACCCGCTCGGCGCGTGACATGCCGGTCAGCCCGGATGACGCACGTGACCTAGCCAAAGGGATGTTGGAGACGTACCAGGCCGCTGAGCTCCGGTTGTTGGACCTGATCGGGCGGGCGGTCGCTGACGGTATCGACACCCCTGTCTGGCAGGAACGGCAGTTGCAGGCCGTGCAACGGTTGCGCCGGCAGACCGCGCAACTCGTGGCCGACCTCGAACGGGCGGGCACAGCGCAAGCGCAGGCAGCGATCCTCGCCGGGTACAACCGTGGCGCCGGGCTCGCCGGGGTGGACCTGGTCAACCTCGGTTCCTCGGCGGGTGCTGCGGCGTTCGGTGGTGTCGACGCGGGGGCGGTGTCGTCTCTGGTGGCTGCGGCGGCCGGGCAAGTGTCAGCGGTTGGGTTGGTGATCCGGTCGCAGCAGGAGGCGATCTACCGGGATGTTGTGGCGCAGACAGCGTCGAGGATGCTCGTCGAAGGTATGAACCGTAGGCAGGCGTCGTGGGATGCGATGCAAACATGGGCGGACCGTGGCGTCACGGGGTTCGTCGACCGGTCCGGCCGGTCGTGGGCCATGACCTCCTATGCGGAGATGATCGCACGTACGGCGGCATCGCAGGCCATCATGCAAGGACACGTCGACCGGCTCGCTGACGCAGGGCATGACCTGGTGATGATCTCCGACGCACCGGAAGAGTGTTCGATGTGCCGACCGTGGGAGGGCAAGGTACTCAGCGCGAAGGGGGACACACCTCGCGGGCACTACACCACGTCGAACGGGGAAGAATACGACGTTACCGGCACGTTGGCGCAGGCCACGGCGGCCGGGTTGTTTCACCCGAACTGCCGGCACCGGACGGTGATCTACCTGCCGGGGATCACACCACCGTTGACGGACACAGCGGACCCGGAAGGCGACAAACTCAGGCAGGCGCAACGGTACAAGGAGCGGCGGATACGGGAGTTGAAACGGCGGGCGCAGGGCGCCGAGCAGGTCGCGGGGAAGGACTCGGCGGCGGCGAGGGATGCTCGGGCGAAACTCCGGGCATCGCAGCAGTCGTTTAAGGCGTGGCGGGATGAGCATGGCCGTAAGGATCTGAACTACCGGACGTCGATCAAAACACCGACCGCACGCCTACCGGAACCACCGAAGCCGAAACCGACACGGCAGGCCCGTCCGGTGCCCGCTGACCCGATCGACTGGAACACCCGGGAGTTGCGGCACGCCACGGGCGACCAGCTGGACGAAGCGTTGGCTAGGGCGTACGAGCATGACCACCCGAACACCGCGCGGCTTGAAGCGGAAATGGACCGGCGCGACCAGGCGCCGTATGTGGAGGCTGAGCGGCAGGCGAAACGGAACGAGGCAGCGAAGGCGAAACGGTTCGCTGCGGCGGAAGAACAACAGGGCCGGGTAAACGGGTTGATCGATCAGGGTTGGGATCCTCGGGACGCGGTTGAAGAGGTCACGGGTGTCACCGTTGAGAAGCAACTCAAGACTGAGTTGCTGTACCGGCTCCGGTCGGAGGGCACCCCGGGTAAGAACCTGGACGAGATGATCAGGCACAGGTACCGGGAAGAGGTTGACCGGCAGTATGTGGACGCTGAGAACGCATGTCGGGGGCAGATGCTCTCGCGGGAGGGCAACGCTTGGAACACCCGTTATGCGGACAACCCGAATAAGCGGATCGACCCGGCCGCACTGTTCCGGGGGCCGGAGGCGCGGGCGCGTAAGTGGGCGTCGGACGAGTTGAAGCAGTGGTGGGACACCAACGGCCGACCAACGTTCGATGACTACCGGCAGACGTTGATCACTGGTGGGAATGTGACGGGCGGTCGTCGTGTCGACGATTTCCTCACTTGACCGGGGCGTTAGTGTGAACAGTGTGGGAGTGCTGGAGTTGGACCCGTACCTTGTTGCGTTGGCGACCAGGCAGGGTGAGCAGGCTGCCCGTGAGAAACGGCTCGGCCAGATCCCGACGCCATGCCCGTACGACGCGAACGGGGCGAGTCTCACTCAGCGGCGGATGGCCGGGGTGTGGGCGCGTGCCTATGCTGCGGCGACACCCGAACCGAACCCGCTTCCCGCTTGACTGCTCCGGTCTAACCTGTGCTTAACCGACACACAGGGAGTGACCATGCTGGAGACAAGACTGCGTCCGACGATCCTCGGGTACCGGAAGAACGGGCGCCCGATCCTGCTGATTCAAGGCGGCAGCAGTCCAGACCCGGGAGGCGCAGGTGGCAGCGGAGGGGCCGGAGGTTCCGGTGACACCGGAGGCCAGGGCGGCACTGGTCAGGGCGATGCGGGAGGAACGGGAGGCCAGGGTGGAAGCACTCCACCAAGCGGCACTCCGGGACCGTACGACGGGATCACAGACCCAGCAGAGTTAAGGGCGATCGCGACCCGGTTGCAGGCGGAGGCGGCGTCGGCTGGTGGGAAGTCGCGGGATCAGGCCCGGGCGCAGGCAGCGGCGGCCGCCGAGCAGGCCACACTCCAGAAGGTCGCGGAAGCACTCGGGCTGGCACCGCACGCCAACGCGGACCCGGCCGAGTTGCAGCGTTCCATCGCATCGCTGACCGAGCAGACCACGGAGAAAGACAGGGAACTGGCGATCTACAGGGCAGGGCTGGCACCGGGGATGAACGTGAACATTCACCGGCTCGTCGACTCCCGCGCGTTTATCCGGTCAATGCGGGACGTTGACCCGAATGCTGACGACGCGCATACGGTTATCACCCAGAAGATCAACGAAGCGTTAGCATCGGACCCAACGTTGCAGGCAACGCAGGTGCGGGGCGGTGGCAGCGTGGATCACCACGGCGGGCCGGGTGACCCGAATGGCCCTGACCTGTCCAAGCTGCATGGCGCCGAAGCGATGGCGGCTGCTTATGCGGCGAACTCCGCAAAGTAGGAGAACCCTGCAATGGCCGTAACTCTCGCGCAGTCCGCGACGATCTCACAGAACGCGCTCCAGCGTGGAGTGTTGGAGACGTTCGTTCAGGAATCACCGGTACTTGACCGGTTGCCCCTCAAAACGATTGAGGGCAACGCCTACGCCTACAACCAGGAGTCAACCCTGCCGGGTGTGGCATTCCGACTGGTGAACGAGGCGTACACCGAATCAACCGGTGCGTTCTCACAGGCAACTGAGTCGCTGGTGATCCTCGGTGGTGACGCTGACGTTGACCGGTTCATCGTGCAAACCAGGGGCAACCTGAACGACCAGCGCGCCGAACAAACGAAACTGAAGGTGAAGGCGGCGGCCTACAAATTCCAGGATCATTTTTTCAACGGGGATGTGACCGTCGACACCAAGGGTTTCGATGGGCTCAAGAAGCGGTTGACGGGTGCGCAGGTCATGGCGGCCGCGACGAACGGCCTCGCGGTGTCCGGGTCGCAGGCAATTGCGATGGCGTTCCTCGACCAAATGGACCTGCTGTTGGCTGCGGTCCCGGGGATCAACTCGACCAACGGCGCGATCTACGCGAACAGTGCGATCCTGCCACGGTTGCGGTCCGCTGCCCGCTGGTCAGGTGGGTTCGACTCGGTCAGGGAGGACATGACCGGGAAGCGGGTCCTCACCTACAACGGTATTCCGGTCCTCGACCCCGGCGACAACCTCGCCGGCACACGTGTGCTGCCTCAGACCGAAACGCAGGGAACCGCATCGGGCACCGTCAGTTCCATCTACGCGGTGAAGTTCGGCGCCGACGAATCCGACCGTGGTGTCACCGGGTTGACGAACGGCGGGGTCATGGTCGACGACCTCGGCCTGCTCCAGTCGCAGCCGGTGTACCGGACCCGCATCGAGTTCTACTGCGGGCTGGCAGTGTTCGGCGGCAAGGCTGCGGCCCGTCTTACCGGGGTGCTCGCGACCTGATCAGACCGGGGACGGGCGGCCGGCGAGCTTGTCGGGGCGATGACCCGGTGCCCGTTCCCCTTATATGTGCAGTGCTCAGTAGTGACCCCCAACCTGATCGGAGTATCACCCGAATGGCTACAGCGAAGAAGGACACCAAGGTCGACGAGACGGCCGGGCTCCCCAGTGAAACCAGGCTTGACACGGATGTGCACGCACCAGCGACGAACGCACCCGGTGACGCACCGGCCGACACCACCGACCCGACAGAGCAGGCCACCACGATCACCCCGCAGTTGCCCTCGGAAGAGGCGTTGAAAGCTGGGACGATCCTCGGTGCTATCCCTGTTCCGGCCGCTGTGATCGCAGCACAAACCACCGATGGTGACGACGTCCGGGTCGAGGAATACGACGAGGTAACCCCGACCGGTGAGGCTGTCCGGGTTCGGCACATCCTCGACGGGCCGGACGCGGGGAAGTCGTTCCGAGTCTGACACTGGGGCACCCTGACGAGGGTGAGAGGGCGACCTCGCCCGGATTGATGAATGCTCTACGCCGGGGCATTCACCGGGCGAGGCCGCTACAACAGAGAGGATAGGACGTGGCGATTCAATACGCTACAGCGAGTGATCTTGCGGACTACTCTTCTGATCTTGAGCAACCCGACCGGGTGACGGATTACCTCCGGGCAGCGTCTCTGCTGGTCGCGGATGTAACGGACCGTGCTGTGTATGCCACTAATACGGTGGGGGTTCCAACTGATGTGGCCGTGTCGGGTGCGATGCGGGACGCGGTGTGTCAGCAGGTCACGGACTGGGCGCGGGCGGGGGTTGACCCGACGTTGGGCAGTGAGTCCGACGGGGTGTCCTCCCGAACCACCACGGCCGGACCCCGGACGGTCACGGAGCAGTACTCGGGGACGAACACAGCGACGGTGACAGCCGACGAGCTCGGCGCCCGGGCGTGGCGAATCCTCAAGGTGGGCGGCTTGCTCGGCGGGCCTGTCATCACAACCCGGGGTGCATGGTTGTGATCGGGGCGGCGGCGGACCTGTACGTCAACGAGGTCACCGTGAAAACCCTGACCGGCAGGGACGCTGAGTGGGGCGGCGCGACGTACTCGGCGGGGCAAACCGTGACATGCCTGGTCGTCGAGCAAACCAGGATTGTGCGGGCACCGGACGGCTCCGAAGTGGTGTCGGGTACCCAGATTTACGCTGACCTCACGTCGGGTGCCCTGCTCCAACCCGGCAGTGTCGTTGAACTCCCTGTTGCGGGGTTCCGACCGGCCGGGTCAAGTACGACGGTCATCACGTTGGATGCGATCTCGGTTGGTGACCCTGCTGTTGACGGGGTTGTGGCGTTATGCGAGTGACTGATGGCGGGTGACGGGGTGTCGGCGTTCGCCGGCCGGCTCTCAGCGGTGGCGGGGCAGACCCGGGCGGGTGGGCTCGCAGGGTTGCAGCGGTGGGCTGAGTACGTCCTTGAGCAGTCATCGAGGCAGGTCCCGATCGAAGAAGGCACGTTGCAGAACTCGGGGACGACCGCTGTCGACGAAGGCAGCATGACGGCGGCGGTTGGTTACGGGCGGGGCGCCGCGGCGGCGTACGCAGTCATCCAGCATGAAAAGCCAATGAACCACGACCCCGGCCGGAAAGATCACTACCTGTCCGACCCGGCCGCGCAATCCGCTGGGCGGGCAGCGGAGATCGTCGCCGGGGGTATCCGGTCGGTGTTGTCGTGATCAACGAGCTCGCCACCGGGTTGCGGCAGAAACTCAGGGATGCCGGGTTGACGGTGGTGCCGGCGACGGCGGACCAGGCTGACCATTCAGTGACCCTGACCCTGAACCTTGTGAACGCGAACGACGACGCGGACGGCAACAACGGGCTGAGAGACAACCTAAGCGGCCCGGTCGACATCAGGGCCACCGTCCTATTGCGGGCGTCGATTAAGGGCGACACGGAATGGATCGGTGTCACCAGTGAGACAGTGATGGGGGCGGTAGGTACGCTCCGGAACGTGACCATCGGTGGTGTGCCCGTGTCATGGGTGCAGTACCAGTACAGCGCCGACCTAGGTTCCTCCGACAAGGGCCGACCGGAAGCATCGGATAACTACATGATCAGGGCGTCACGACCAGCCCTGTGAACCCAGACCTCCCCCACCGACGACCGTGGGGGCCAGCACGACTAGTCGGAGGAACCGCACATGTCCGCACCCGTCATCACCCCATCCGTGGTCGGTACGTCGACCCCGGCGCTCGCCCCTGTCCTGCAAGTCGACCTGTCCCGGGGAACCACCATCGGTGTCGGCACATGGGTCACAGTGTTCGGCCAACGGTCAATCAAGATCGGGCAGGAAACCGGTAAGACCGACAACTCCGACGCTGACACAGGCCGGTGGACCTCGCAGGCGGTGACCACGTTGGGCCGGACCGTTGAAGTCGAGTTGGAGCGGAAGTCGTACGCGGGTGCGTTCGACCCCGGGCAAGAGGAACTCCGGGCGATCGCGAAGAACGACCCACCGTTGTTGGTGCATTACCGGACGTTTGACCGGTACGGCCGGGCGGACGGCAACGAAGAGGGTTTCGCCGTTGTGGAGTGGTCACCGTCGGGTGGTGGGCAGGCTGACACCGCGAAGGTTCAGGCGGTCCTGACTGTGCAGGGCGCACCGACGTCGATTGCGAACCCGTGGGCTACCGCGACCGCGCCGGTGCTGACGTCGGCCACCCCGAACACAGCGGTCGCGACGGGTAAGCCGGTTGTTATTCGCGGGTCGAACCTGCTCGGGGTGACGTCGGTGAAGTTCGGCGCCGGTGTCGTCGCAGCCGGTGACTACATCATCATCAACGACACCACGATCACAGCTAATGCTCTGGCTACGACCGGGTCACAACCGGTGACGGTGGTCAACCCGACCGGCACATCCAACTCCATCCCGTTCACACACGTCTGATTCCGGGTCGGTGAAGGATTTCACCGAGTTCGCGACAGGCCCGTTGCGGTTGCCGATCGGTGGGAAGCTGTACACCATCCCGCCGATCGACATTGCTACAGGGTTGTTGCTCCGCAAAGCCGTGACCGACCAGGACGCGAAAGCGTTAGAGGACTTGGCGGGCACGGACGAAGAAGCGGGTTACCGGCGGATACTCGGCGCCGCATACGAGGAAATGAAAACGGATGGTGTCCCATTCGACGCGCTCGACCGGGCCTATCTGACGGCCGTCACCGATCACCAACGAGGCCGGGTCATCGCTGAGGTTGTGTGGGAGGTGGGTCACGACCCAAAAGCGATACAGGGTCTTATGTCGGCGGCCGGAAGAATTGCGACCAGTGGTGCGGGCGGGGCGAGTTCGACCCTCACTCCCAGCTCTGGGAATGGTACGAGCACCAACCCGGATGTCAGGACGAACTGACCGATGATGATGTGCGGCAGATCGGGTGGGCGGATCTGTTGGAGCGTTGGCCGTTGCTGGTCGCTGACTTCCATCACCTGTTGGGGGTGGACCTTGAGGCTGTGTTTTGGTCTAGGTCGTGGCGTTGGTTCGAGGTGCGGGTCGGCGGCATCCTCGCCCACCCAGAATCCCTGCTCGGCCGGGCGATCGACCAGACACGGAAGCAACCGGCAGCACTGGACGCACCAGCCAACCTTGAGGCGGTCGCATGAGTATCAACGTTGGTGAACTTGTCGCGACGATGCGACTCGACGACAACGCCTTCCGGTCCGCTCTGCATGGTTTGCCGGGGGCTGCGGCCGGCCCGTTGCAGCAGGTCACCCAACAGGCAGGGCAGGCCGGTCACCAGGCGGGGCAGCAACTCGGGCAGGGCGCGGAAGAGGGCGCGAACCAGTCGACGTCCCGGTTCGGCGCGATCGGGCAGCGGGTCGGCGGTGCGTTCACCGGTGGGATTAAGAACATGATCGCGGGGGCGGCCGGGATATTCGCTGGCACACAAATACTCGCGTTCTTCCAACAGTCAATCTCGGCGGCGTCCGACCTGAACGAGACGGTGTCCAAGGCGGGGACGATCTTCGGTCAGAACTTCGGCAAAATTGATTCTTGGTCCAAGACGGCGGCGACCTCACTCGGTCTGTCTCGGGGTGCGGCGTTGGATGCTGCGGCGTCGTTCGGTGACATGTTCCTACAGCTCGGCATCGGCGGTGACACAGCGGCGGCAATGTCAATGCAGGTTGTTCAGTTGGCTGCGGACCTCGGGTCGTTCAACAACCTTGATACCGCTGATGTGACTGAGCGGATCTCGGCGGCGTTCCGGGGTGAGTACGACTCATTGCAGGCGGTGATCCCGAACATCTCGGCGGCCAGGGTTGAGACGGAAGCGCTCGCGGAAACCCACAAAACCAGCGTCACCCAGTTGACGGCGGCGGAGAAGGCGACGGCGGTCCT